ATTGTCAACCCCATTCCACAAAGTCCCAACCAAATCTGACTTGCTGCTAATGCCTCTACAAGATGAAACATTAGTATCCCCTCCAAGTCTTGAACTCATAATAGAAGTATTGATCCATATCACCACTCAACGGTGCGTTAACATCCTTATGAGCCCATTCCATACAAAACTCTTTTATTTTTATATCACTCATTGCACCTCTTCCCCACATTCTCACAAATGCAGAAGCAGCAAAGTGATATCTTTGTTTAATGTGTGGTTCCATTTAATTACTTGTCTTTTAATAGTTCTTCTACTCTTTTACGCATGTTGGTACTATCTTGATTGAGATAGTCTCTCAAAGAATAACCACGATGACCTCGTAGGATACATGTTCCTTGATAGAACATCGTGGAAGCAAAAACTAATAACAGTATACAACCAATTAGTTCAATGTGATTTTGAGCCATGGCAGTAAAGGTGGAATGATACCTATGAGTCTGAGGAGACCTTCAGCAAATAAAGCAAGAACGAACCAACCGACACACATAGAAATAATTGCAGCATTACGGTTGTGCTTACGAATTGCATCATCGATCATCTCCTGTACTTCTGAACGACTGATAAGTTCATCCTGTTCTTGAATCATTTTTCATCTCCAAGAAATTTTGCCAGTGGATCTTTTCGGGTTTTGACAATTTCACAAGCTCGATAATAGAACATATTGTCCATATTACCAGACTCTTCAAAAGTGGCTTTTATTTTAAGCCAATTCTCATAAGTATGCTGATCCATAAACGGATTTCATAACATAATATATAATAGTTCAGACACAAAAAAAGTCAAGAAAGGTTAGACTTTCAAGACTTAGATTAAGAAAATATTAAAAGCGGTGAGGGTGGGATTTGAACCCACGGAGGCTATTAACCTCGGCGGTTTTCAAGACCGCTGCCATAAACCACTCGACCACCTCACCTAGCGGATTTCAAAGTCCAATTTACGAACTTTACGTTGCCTTCTTGCTTCTTGATAAACAAGATCTTCGGCAGAAAAAATTGTCTTTTTACTAGATTCTTTTACTGAATTTAACATGACAATTTGTGTTAAATCAACTGCTGAGATTTTATCCCCACGTACAGTTGTCATATTTGAACAACCACAACATCTAGTTTGTGTTGGATGGCTTTCTAATTCTTTATTACAAGTTTTGCATCTAATTTTTAACATGTCACATATTATACTCAATAAAGTATATATGTGACAAATGGGAAATGTCGGATTTGAACCAACGACCGTCTGCGTGTAAAGCAGCTGCGCTACCACTGCGCCAATCTCCCAGGAGTGTTACGGCATTTTGGTTTATCTTTCCAACGCAAGTAACACAACTTGGTCTCTTTCTAGGCTATCTGCCTAACGAGTACCAACTGCCCAGGCTGGGATCGAACCAGCGACCAGTCGATTAACAGTCGAATGCTCTACCGCTGAGCTACTGGGCAACAATATTAAGGTTGTTTAGTTTCCATCATGTATTCTACTGTATTTGCAATGTCATTCATTGCATCACGAAGAAAAGGTTGTTGTCCAGATTCTTGACGAACAACTGGGCGGTGGTCATCTGTGAGTGACCATCTCCATTGTTTCATGTGAGAGCAATACCACAGATTAATTTTCATGTTTGAAATATTCCAGTTCGATCCAATTAAGAAGTGTTTGGAAGGAATTGATTGCTGCTTGATTACAGTTGTCATCTTTCAATTTTTGAACATAATACTCCAATGCTTCAATCGCCATTTGGCGGTCTGTTTGCGAAATAAGTGACATGTGAACCTCCAGTAGGTGCCCGAAAGAGGACTTGAACCTCCACTCCTTACGGAACATGATCCTAAGTCATGCGTGGCTACCATTACACCATTCGGGCAAAAACCCCTATAGGGTATATAGCTATTATACACCATATAGGGGAAGGCTGTCAACTATCAGAAACGGAAGGTTGTCTGAATCACACCACCATAATTATCCGAAGCTTGCTTCAGACCTTGGTTGTTGGACACATAGAACACAGCAGGAGTTACGCTGATATTATCGCTAACTTTGTAACGATAGAATGCTTCCCACATAATCGCTTTCTGATCTGCTTTGAGTGAAGAAGCATTACCAGGAGCACCAATGGCGAAACCAGCAGCATTACCCTTAGAAAATACATCGCTCCACTGAGTACCAACAAACCAAGTTTGGGAGTCGGTAGCACCATTAGGAGTTGGACGGTTGTTAGAAACACTCACAGTGTTCCAACCATAAGCACCACTCACAGAAGGAATGATACCAGACTTCTTGGGTTGCCAGTATGCGTTGAAAGCATAACCATTGGAGGTTTGGTTAGCAGCAAGAGCACCAGAACCACCACCGATAGCGTTGAAGTTACGAACACGAGTTCCTTCAGTACCGTAGCGGTAACCGAAAGCAACACCATACTGAGGAGCACGGTAACCAACCTGTGCCAGAGTGTTCAGAGAACCATCTTCATCAAACTGACCTTTGGTAGAATCGTTTCCGTTCTGGGCAACATAGTTGATACCAGCAACAAAACCAGGCTTACCTTTCTTGGTAGGTTGAACCCACTGAGCACCGAAACCAGAACCAGTTGCCTTGTTGTAGACACCAGGAGCACCAGCAACAGAGAAGAAGTCCAGAATGTCTGAACGATAGGCAGTAGGAACCCAAGCCATCTCAGTGTTACGAACCTGAGCACCAGCAGTCAGAGTCATACCTTTGGTAAGACCAGGGAAGCTATAATACAGACGATCAAGAGTTACAGTGTTTGCATAAGTTTCTGCCTTGTCCAGTTTGAACAGAGACGAGGAAGAACCAAAGGGTTGACTGGAGAAATTACCAGAACGCAGACGGGTCTTCAACAGATCCTTACCAGTGAAGGAAGTATCAAAGCTCAGACGAACATCGTAGTTGAAAGCAGTGTTACCGACATTGCTGCTGTTAGCAAGACGAGCACCATCTACACCACCCAGAACGAAGGTTGCTTCACCTTTGAGTTTGGTTGTAGTGGAGAATTGAGTTGCTTGGAGAGTCCCAACTTGTTTCTCCAGTTTAGCAACACGACCTCGAATAACTTGCAGTTCGTTAGAGAACTCATTAGCAAGACGCTGGAGTTCATCGGTAACTTCGGTTACACGATCAAGGCAAGCATTCAGAAGTGCTGCTGCCTCAAAGCGGGTCATTGCCTTTCCACCAAGGAAAGTTCCATTCTCGTAACCAGCAACGCAACCATAACGCTCTACGAGGTTGCTGAGTGCCTGATATGCCCAATCTGTAGGTTGAACATCAGACAATTTAGTAATACTTGAAACCTGCTCAGCGGAAGTATATTGGTTGACTGCTGCCATATTAAGATCTGCGGCATTCGCAGCAACAGGAGCAACCATTCCCAGAGCAACAGGTGCAAGCATAAGTTGTTTGAGTTTCATAAAAGTTTGTATTGTTATTAAACGACAATAGTGTTTAGAAGTCTTAAAAAAATCTTAAGACACAAGGATATACTAAGATATTTTCGTGTGTATGTCAACTAAGATTTGGTTAAGAAGCGGACAACGGGGATCGAACCCGTGACTGGAGCTTGGAAGGCTCAGATGTTACCTCTACACCATGTCCGCAAGGCGTTTCAGGTTGGGATCGAACCAACGACCGACCGCTTAGAAGGCGGTTGCTCTATCCGCTGAGCTACTGAAACATGAGAATATTATATCAGATTTTGGGGCAATCGTCAACCCATGGGGCACAGATCCTCATGGGTGGGGCGAGTGACTTACACTCGTTAGTATAGCACACTTTTTCATCGTTTGCTTCTTCAACATAACGAGGTCGGTACTTCCTGTTTGCTTCTTCTATTATTCTATCATACTCTGGGGTTACTTTGTCAATAGCATCCCCAACTGCTTTCTGTGATCTACAAGTTATGATCTCATCAATCTTCAGTTTTACATCCTCTAATACTTCGATATTTAGTGGTCGTGTGACTTGATCTACCACACACCAAATTTTTTCTTCTGGCATAGCAACGCAACTAGCTAGTCCAGATACAACAAAAGCAAGAACTCCAGACACAATCATCATGTCTTTTGTACTTACTTTCTTCTTACCTATTTGAAAATTAAACATGGTAAGGGGGTGTGATCAGCACCCCCTATTTATTCTATTTTGTCAAACTTCTACCTTGATCAGCTTGGAAGCATATTCATATGCATAAGATGTACGAGCACCATGATGCCCCCATCCGATCCAACTATACGCATAGTCCATGTAACGGTCAATAGATTTCCCAGGAGTCTTCATACGCTCCTCAATCTTTTGCCATTGGACTTCATTTGTTAGATAACGAAGTTGCGTGTGAAGTGTTGATGGTGAACCACCATACTTCTTAGCGAAATCACCCAATCCATAATATCGATTGGCAGATGTCCATTGAATCAGTCCGTAACCGCGTCCACAGTTACCCCAACTGGTTCTGCTACCACCTTCACAAATGTTAGGAACAAAAGTTGATTCCTGACGAATATTACCCATGATGGTAGCAAGGGCGTTTCTGTCTTTAATTCCAATGTTCTGGAAGTATTCCAGAGCTACATTTTCATTTTCATTACACCCTTTACAAATTAGCCTTTTCTCTTTAGGTTTTTCGGGAGCAACCTCTTTGGTCGCTGTCAGTGTTTCAAACTCCTTAATAATAGAAAACGGCGGAGGAGCCGTCAAAGGAGGAAACAGGGGCAGTGTTGCCACGTTGGTTGTAACCGTTGCCAAAAAAGGCAGGGCTACAGTAAAGAATTGTTGCACTAGGTTAAATTGAACTCTACATCCGTATAGGAAAAGCGCACTTCCCCTTTCTCAAGGGGCAGATCCCACGGCTCTAATTGTCACATAGAAATGATGTTGGTCTATTTATTGTTCTAAAAGACACATAATATAGTAGTCTCCATAATCTTCTTGAAACCAAACATCAAATTCCCTAGACAAAGCCTCAGCTTCTTTGATCTTCCCACTATCGTAAAGTTCAAAGATTTGATCGATAGCATGTTGAATGCTACCCTTTACAACCTTTTTGAGGTTTATCTCTTGTGAGTTTGTAAGGGACATTGTTTCTATGTGAACCTACCTACTATATCATATAGGCTCAGTTGTGTCAATCCTTCCAATTAATTTAATAAACGTTTCGGCATCAATGACTACCAAAGGTTTCTTGTGATTCTTTTTCATGACCACGATTGGTTCATATGTACCAGCATTTACTTTTGCCTGTTCGTATGCTTCCCAAACATTAAGCTTTTCTACATTCTTACATTCAATGCTGAATGGAAATTTTTGCCTAGCAGCTCTAGCCATGATAAGATCTTCTCCACCAGCACCCATTGATCTAGATTCAATATCTTCTGGGTGAATGTTTAGTTGTTCAATTAATTGATCCCTAACCCACTTCTGTAGATTCCTACCCTTTGCTTTACACGATTGTGGTTTCATTCATAATCTTATAAGATAATGTATATATTAAAAAGGGAGGTGTTACCCTCCCAATCTATCATTTCATCGCCATTACAAGCTGTGCTGTATGTAAGCGATTTTGTTTTTGAATTTGTTTACGGATTACATTCAACCAGTTCATTTTGCTACCTCCGAGTTTTTGCAAGGACGATAAGCAACACCGCGATAGGTGTTTGTTGGATGTGCTGGTGCATGTGTTTCTGAATACCAGTGCTGATATTCTTGCTTGGCGGTGTCAGTATTATACTGACAACCACGATAGGTTGCTTGTGACATTAGGTGTCTCCTTAGTTTTTTAGGTTAAAGAGCGTTCCTTCAGTCGGCTTTTGCGTCTATGGGGCAATTCTTTGGGGTAATTTGTTTGATTTCCCAAATAATATCATTCTTCACATGATTAGGAATGCTGTGTTTAAGAACTCTTCCTGTCATTAATTGTGATTGTAAGCAAGTGAGAATGACTGCTTCCATAGATGAACGATCCGTTCCGAGTCGGCTTACTTCCGTTCGCTATTCGGAAATAGCGAATGAACGTAAGGTCAGTATAGACCTTGTAAGTTATATAGTCAAGTAATTTTGTAATTTTTGATACAATTATTTACTTTAGATAATTTAAATTTAATGTTATTCTTGCTTTTTTTGATGGCATTGAACTTGAGTGGAGGGTTTTTCCATCAAAAAGAACAGTTCTTCCTTTTTTAGGAGTTACTCGTTCTATAATATTTTTATTATCATCAAAGAAAAACGTATCTCCATCACATTCATTAATATAATATAAAACTACATTATGTGGCTCTGCCATATCAACGTGAGGATTGTTATGAAGTTTTGAGTTAGCCAATGGCAGATATAATCCAAATCTTGCACGTACTACATTTTCATGTTTTAAATTAAATGCATTACTTATCATCAAGATTGGAATTTTAAAAAATATCCCAACATTACTAAACTGATCAAAGTTATCTATACCAAGATGACCGAATGCTGGGTTACCTTTCATTGCAGGAAATGCAGTGTCATTTAGAAAACTCCAAGGAAAGTTTTCTTCAAAACACGATTCCTCTAGATAGTCTTGAATATAAGACGGGAATACATCATCAATAATTTTTACAAGGTCTGTCATAGATTAGAGTTTAAATCCTGCAAACGTATCTTTTTTAACATCTTGCTTGATGCCCCCAACCACATAAGATTCGACTTCTGTTTCTTGGGGAGCGACTTGTAGACCTTTGGATGAGATCCAGTGTTCTGTCCAGGGTAGCGGATTATTTTTGGCAGAGATATCATAAATGGGTTTAATGCCAATGGCTTTCATACGACGATTTGCAATCCACTCAACATAGTTGTTAAGAAGCTTGTCATTCAATCCTATCATAGATCCGTCTTTAAAAAGGTATTCTGCCCAACTTTTTTCCTGATTGACACAGTTTTCAAAAGCAGCAGCTACCCAAGCTTCTTCTTCTCTAGCAATTTGTTGCATTTCTGGATCATCTCCCTCACCCCATTTATTGAGGATGTTTTGAGTAATGACAAGGTGTTGATTTTCGTCTCTGGCGATGAGAGAGATAATTTTAGCGGATCCTTCCATAAGCTTGAGTTCACCAAACGCAAAGCTGCAAGCGAACGAGACATAGAAGCGGATGCCTTCAAGAATATTGACATTAGCAACGGCTCGATAAAGTTTTCTCTTCAATTCTAGACGAGACTCTTTTGCATAAGGAACACCTTCTTGGGCAAAAACCCAATCATTAGAAGTTCCATACTGCTGTGCAGAGTTGATAAAATCGTTATAAGCTTCTGTAACAGAAGAAGCTCTCTCTAGAATAGTTTCATTATTTAGAATATTGTCAAACACAATTGAAGGATCTGAGTAAACATTCTTAATAATATAAGTATAGGAACGACTATGAATCATCTCCATAAATTCCCATGCTTTCATACATGCTTCAAGTTCAGGGAGAGAACAGTATGGAGCAAATGCCATACCAGGCCCACGACCTTGAACAGAGTCAAGCATAATCTGATACTTTAAGTTAGAAGTAAAGATGTGCTTCTGTTCAGGGCGAAGAGTTTGATAATCTGAACGATCTTTCTGCAATGAAATTTCTTCAGGTCTCCAAAAATATCCAAGCTGTTGTTGAGTCAGTTTCTCAAACACTGGATACTTATAAGAATCATAACGTTGAATACCTAAAGGTTGACCAAAAAACATATATTGTTTTTTAACATCAACGTCATTAGTATTAAAAACAGTCATGCCTTCTGGTTTAGTCACGTACTTTGGGGATTCTTGGAAATTAAATTTTGCAGCTTTCACAATCGTCTTCTCCTGAATTTAAGAGTTCTTGTACTAAAGAATCGAGAGATGGTTTATCTTCTTTGATTTCATCAGTCTTATGATCATAAGTATTTTGATAATAAGATGTTTTCCACCCGTACTTATAAGTATTTAATAAGTCCTGTGCCATCACTGAGACTGGTACTTCATTGTCGGGATAGTTCTCTGGATTGTACGACCAGTTTCCACTGATGGCTTGGTCGAAGAACTTCTGCATAACAGCAACAACATTAATATAACCAGAGTTATTAGGCATGTCCCATAGTAACGTATAATTATTTTTAAGAGTTTGATATTGTGGGACGATTTGTTTAAGAGGACCTTTCTTTGATTTTTTAACGGACAGATAGCCTCTAGGAGGTTCGATTCCGTTTGTAGCGTTTGACACCACGGAACTGCTCTCTGATGGCATTTGAGCGGACAAGGTTGAGTGCCGTAAACCCGAGTCCATAATATCTCGGCGTAGTGTTTCCCAGTCATGTTGATACTCCACTGAGGAAATTTCGTCTACATCTTTCTTGTATGTATCAATTGGAAGAATGCCATGAGAATACTTTGTACGTTCAAAATACTGACAAGCTCCTTTTTCTTTAGCCAATTGATTTGATGCTTTCAGCAAATAATACTGGAAGGATTCAGAAAGTCCATGTACAGCATCCCAAGCTTCTTGTGAATCATACTTAAAGCCAAGTTTAGCTAAGTAATGAGCAAGACCAATATATCCTACTCCAAGAGATCTACGTGCTTTTGTAGACAGTTCTGCAGCTGCTACAGGATACTTTTGATAGTCAATAATCTCATCAAGACCACGAACAGAAAGATCACAAAGCTCCTCCAGTTCTTCATCAGACTTAACTTTACCTACGTTAATAGCAGAAAGAATGCAAAGAGCAATCTCTCCAGCACCATCAATATGATGAATAGGATCTGTTGGTAAAGTAATCTCCTGGCAGAGATTGGACATATTTACTTTATCAACAAATGATGAATGTGAATTACAATGATCAATGTTCATTATATAGACACGACCTGTCTCAGCACGTTCTTTGAGGAGATTAAGAATGAGTTCTTGTGCTTTAACAGTTTTTTTTGAAATGGACGAATCTTTTTCATATTGAACGTATAGATCATCAAATGCGTCTGTTCCGAAAGAATCATATAATCCAGGTACATCATGTGGGGAGAATAATGTGATCTCACCGTCTTGAATAAATCTCTCATAGAACAACTTACTAATCTGAATTGAATAGTCAAGTTTACGGACACGATTATCTTCCGTACCCTTGTTGTTTTTAAGAACAATAATGTCTTCTATTTCTTGGTGCCAAATGGGGAAGTGGACTGTGGCTGATCCGCCGCGAATGCCGTTTTGAGTACAGCATCTGACAGTGCTCTCAAACTTTTTGAGAAATGGTACAACCCCCGTGTGTTGAACTTCTCCGCCTCTGATTTTAGAATTGATGCCACGGATTCTACCTGCGTTGATACCAATTCCTGCTCTTTGAGCAACATAGCGACCAATTGCCATATCAGAGCTGAAGATGCTATCAAGGGTGTCATCAACGTCAACAAGAACGCAACTTGCAAATTGGCGAAGTGGGGTTCTAACACCTGCCATGATTGGCGTAGGAATGTTGATTTTGTGTTTGGAGATTGCGTCATAATATCTCTTAACGTAGGACAATCTTGTTTCTTTAGGATATTCTGCAAAGATCGTCATAGCAATAAGCATATACATGAACTGAGGAGTTTCAAAAACTTTCCCAGTGCTACGATCTTGAACAAGATATTTATCTACTACTTGACGAAGACCAGCATAAGTAAATAGGAAATCACGATCATGATCAATGTAACGATCAAGTTCATGGAACTCTGCCATGTTATACTTTTTGATTAAATCAGAATCATAGATTCCACCATCAACTCCAACAAAAACTTGCTTAGAAAGATTCGGAAGATCTTTCATCTTTCCATAAATGGATTTACGAATAGAAAACAATAACAATCTAGCTGCAACAAATTGATAATTTGGATTATCCAAATCAATAAGATCGCTAGCAGAACGAATCAAGATCTCTTGAATCTCTGCAGTGGTAATACCATCATAAAATTGAATGCCCGATTGCATCTCTACTTGAGATGCAGAGACACCTGCAAGACCCTTACAAGCCTCTTCAACCATGATGTGAAGCTTTTCTAGGTTCAATGGCTCTAGAGCGCCATTTCTTTTGACTACTTTGGTTCCGTTACTCATACTTTCTTCCATTGGTACAATTTGATTTTGGCTTCCAAACCCCCAAAAATGTTGCATTGAATTACATGATCGACATTTCTATTTGCTAAAAACATATCGTTTATATCTTTCTCACAAATTTCTTCGGGCCATATAACTACCTTCTCTCCAGAATTAATCATCTTTTCATAGCGTTTAACTATTTCAAGATTTCGTGGTTCATTGTCAAAGATAAAAACTCTGTTTGGATAAATGTCTTTATCTAAAGAAACATCAGCGCCACACATAGCTAATGAATTATCAATAAACATAGAATCAAAAGGACCTTCTGTAATAAAGATTCTTTTATCATGATTAATTCGATCTAATCCGTATAGTTTTGGATATCTTTTATCCAGGATCGTAGTAAGATAACGAAGTTTTGAATTCGGATCCAACGATCTTGCTTGATATCCAAATAGTTTTTTTTGTTTTGATAATAGTGGAATGATGATTCTTGATTCTCTATTAATATTAGGTATGCCAGCCCAATCATTAAAGTCCTCTGCGAAGTATAATTGAGAAAAAAAATCCTCTGGAATCTTGCGATTAGAAAGGTACTCTCTAGCTGGATGTGATGTATTTAGTTTTGATATTGTTGGTAGATCAAAAAGTGGTTTAGTGAAGTTAGGTTTTTCAAACTTAAACTCTGGCTCTGGAGCTACCATATTTTTCCCAGTCAGCCCATCTTTATATCTTTCAAGCAAGTACTCTTTGTATAAACTTTCGTTTTGATCTTTTAAAAAGTAAGTAAAAGTTTTAGATACGCCGCAGTTGTGACATTTAAAGTTATGATTGTTCTTAAACTTGTAAATAAATCCTCGTGCTTTATTTTTATTCTTGGTAGAATCTCCACAATAAGGACAACGAAAATTATAAAGACCGTCTTTCTTTCTGGAAAATTTACCTAGTTGCGTAGAAAGTAAGCCAATATATTTGGAATCAATAAAACTCATTACCTAGGCGTAACTTGCTGACTTCCTCCATTATAGGGTATCCTTACCACATTGTCAACAAAAGGAGGTATGAGCCCTAAAAGAACCACTGTTACTGCAACAATTCCTCCAATTTGCCACCTGAACTTAGAAAGTCCTTCTACTTTTACTTCTACCTTTTCTATTCTTTCTCCCAACTCTCTACTAATTTCATCATGTTGTTCTTTTGAAGATCTTTTAATATCTTCAATCATTGATACAATTAAATTATCTGTTCTATTGCACTGTTCAATTTTTTCATTATGAACAGCAAGCATTTGACTGATATTTTGACTTGTCTCTCCTATTTTTTGAATCGCAGTATCAATACGCTCCATCATCTGCTCATATGCAGTAATACGTTCTTCAAGTATTGCTATTTTTGTTTCAGTGGATGATGGGGGAAACATTTTTATACAGGCGGTTTTCTTTTTTGCATCCATGGTGTACGTGATTTAGCACCCAAATATAGATACTTATTTCTTACTGGCGGTTGATCTCCAGCTTCAGGTGTTCCTGCTATTTTACCCGCACCCAAACTCATTGTGGGTGCTTCTTCATTTAACGATCTGATGATATTTATTATTCTATCGAGTTTGTTCATAGGTT